ACGCAATCCGCCCGATGATCAAGGTCGCACAACCAATCATAAAAGTTTTGGTATCAATGTGATGCGTCAGATGCTGGACCTGGGCACACTGCATGTGAACGAAAACTGTGTGGATTTTGTAAGAGAAGCACAAAACTATTATGTGGATGAAAAGGGCCGTTTCAGCGATCCTGATGACTGCATTGACTCGGCTAGATATGCCCTGTTGGGCTGTTTGAATGGCTGGGCTGAACCTTGGGATGATCGATCGCCACAACAGCGATTTAGAGCTGCCATGCACAATGCTCGACAAGCACAAGTGGCACGAAAGAACCAGGCGGACCGTCCAGTTTGGAAGCGCAGTTGGTCAGCAGAGGGTGGGGTAATGTGACGCTAAATATTAGAATAATGTCTGGAAACCAAATATGTTAGACCTAAGAAATGTAGTAATCAGCAACCTAAATGGCCATAGTGGCATGATGGCTCGCTTTGTGAAAATGAAAAGCCTATTGGATCAAAAGTGCGCTGCCAACCTAAGACTACTAGCAACGAAGAACAATATAAACAGAATCAGTGATTATCATTACCTAAACCTGGCAGTTACCAACTCAACTGATCCAGTAAATGGTATTGACTACATTCACCCCGTTGTCAAACCGGTTGTAGATTATGCTACCAGTGTTATCACCAAGGGCATTGCACAAAATGGCGAGATCAACTTTGAATTTGTGCCCGACAATGAAGCAGATGATGAGGCCGCACGACAGGCCACCAACATGGTTCACAAGTTGGTCAATCAAAACAATGATCCACATTTTATCTTGCAACACTGGGTCATGGATGCCTGCTTGCACAAGAATGGTGAAATGTTGATCAGCCCCATGCGTGAGCAAATTGTGCGCTATGTGACAACCACAGGTACCATAGACCAATTGGCAGCGTTTGAACAACAGGCCGAAGAAGCCGGTCTCACAGCATTTAGACAAAGTCGCCGTAAGAAAATGGTAGACAATGCTCGTGTCATGCAGGAAATGCAACAGTTTCTGACACAGATTCCACAAGCACAACAAGAAGAATATCTCACAGCCAAGATGGAACAATATCGTCTGGGCAGTGAAGGCGAAGACCAAGCAGCCGATCAAGTGCAATCAGACAGCATTGAAGTGCGTGATGCACCAGATGAATTGGCACAGGCAGTAAGTCGCAACACCATTTATGAAGCCAAGTACAAGTTGACTGGCTACAACTTAAACATCAAATTCCGTCCCATTGCACAACACTATTGGATGTGCGATCCCACAGTTATTGAAATTCAAGAACAACCATTCTGCGGCTTTTACAAGCCCATGAGTATTCAAGAAGCCACTGAGCTGTATCCAGACATTGACCTTGAGGAATTCAAAGTCTATGCCGAGTATAGCAATGTGGGTAGTTACCAAGCTGGTAGCTTGCTCAACAACTTGGCCCTGCATGCTCGTGACAGTGTGCCTATCAATGGATTACCAGCACAAGGCTATTCGGCACAAGAGCCAGAAGCACGCCAGGTCACTGTGCTTACTGTTTGGAACCGTTATGATATTGATGGTGATGGCGAGTTGGAACTGATTGAATTGATCTATTCAGGTCAATATGTGATCTCGGCTCGAGAAGTAGAATTTATTCCGGTGGCCAACATGTGCCCCAAACCACTAGCACAAAACTTTTATGGCATGAGCATTGCCGAAAGCGTGGTACCACAACAAGAATACATGACATCAGGCTATCGTGCAGAATTGCTGACAGGCCTGTTGCAGTCAACTCCAAGAATAGGTGTCAAACCAGATCGCGTGGATTTTGAACAGATCCAAGACGGTGAAGCTGCCATCTTTATTCTTGACAGCAAGTTCAATCCTGCAACTGATATCTATGCAATGCCCATTCCACAAGGCAATCCCACATTCCTAGACAACACCATGCAGAGAATGCAACAGGATTCAATGGCCATGGTGGGCATGACCACACCACAAGATGTGTTCAACCCTGAAGTCATGGATGCTGGCAATTCAGGCGCCAAATTGAACCTGGCTCTTAGCCCCAACCAAATCATTCAAGACAACACAGTGAAAAACTGTGCCGAAGGTCTCAAAGATGCTTTGTGGTTGGTATGGCGTACCCTGTGTGCGTTTGGTGATGATTATGGTGTCAAGAAATTGGCAGCCGAATATCACCCAGATGGCAAGCCGGTGTTCCTGGACTATCAAGCATTTGATGAAATGAATTTCAACGAACGCAAGACCATTCACATTGATTTGGCCCTGGGCATGAAGTCGGAAGAGAACAGCCTGCAACGCCTGCACATTATCAAACAGGCACAAACAGGTCTCACACAAGAAGTCACAGCAGGTGTGCAGTCGGGTGCATTGACTCCGGCCAGCTTCAAGAAGATTCGCAAGCCATACGAAGACATGCTGTATGTGTTGGGTGTCAAAGATGCCAACACATACCTTCCAACTGAAGAAGAAGTGTTAGAAATGATTGCACAGGCCAAACAACAGGCTGCACAACAACATCAACAGGCCATGCAACAGTTCCAGCAGATTCAAATGCCCAACATGCAGGCTGACATTGCCAGCAAACAGGCCAAGACCAATCTTGATCTGGTTCGCGCACAAGAAATTCAAGCCGAAGTTGCTGGTAACACTGCCAGCAAACAGTTGGAAGGCTATGCATTACTCAAAGAGCACAAGGCTCGTGCATTTGGACCATAAATAAATTATCGGAACTGGAACTGTAATGATTGAACAAGATATAGTAGATGCCTTCAGTAACAAGTTGGCAGCCAACATAAACGACATCAAAAAGATGTCGCCTCAGCAGTTGGACCGTGTGAAGAACACCGGCACTGCGGCAGAAAACTTGTTGGCCAATCGAGAGTTTATTTTGTTTGTGAGACAGTTTCAATTAGAAACCATGGATGTGTTGACAGATGTCAAAGGACACACCCAAGAAGACAACTGCTTGCGAGTTGCATTGAGTAATCAACTGGCAGGCATCGATGGATTTATAGCCTTGCTCAAAAGAGCTAAGTATATAAAAGACCGCGTGGTAACTCAACAGTCAAGTCAAATGACTGCTGGCGAGCCCATGCCTTAATTTGAAAAGGAAACACAATGGAAAACATTGTAACTGACCGCCCTAATCTCACACCAGAGACGGTACCGGTCGAAAATGTCAGTACAGGTTTGGATGCTATTGCTCAAAAAATGGCCGCGATGAAACAAGACACATTGCGTAACCAATTGAGAAATACCGAATCAACTGAAACAGGGTCAGCAAAGCCGGCAGGCTCCAATGCTCCTGTGGCAGAAAACGAAATCATTGAAAATGATATCGATTTAGTAGAGCCAGAAGTTGCAGGACCAGAAACAGAGTATAGTGAAAGCAACGAATTGGTAGATGCCCCTGATGAACAGGTAAGCCCTACAGATTCGACCAGTGCAGATATTATTGATTTTTTGGAGTTCTCTGAAGAACATCCAGATGCCAAATTTCGCTTCAAGCGCAATGGGCAAACAATCGAAATTGATGCCAAGAAAGCCGCAGCCATACTGGGTCAAGGTGCCGCAATTAGTGAAGATGCACGACAATTAAAGATTCAGAAAGCTGAGTTCGACGAATACTTGCAAAGCAAGCGAGCTGAGACAGATGGATTATTATTGGCAATGGAATTTACGGTAAGACCTCAGTTACAAAAGGCTTACGATGAAATTATAAAAACGCAAGGTTACCAAACAACCTTTCAGCAACAATTGGCACAGACAAGAGATCCCGCACAACGGGCTCGGATTGAAGCAAACATGAGGCAGAATGAACAATACATTCAGCGTCAAGCGCAAACAATCAACCAGATCAAGCCAAACTTGGATCAGTTTCAACAGATCCGTAGTCAACAGGTTGCCGAAGTGTTGGAAAACAACAGACGGAATTTCAAAGATTCTGAGTTGCGTAACAGTTATGTTTATAATGAAGTTCGTGACAAAGTGGCCAAGGGGTGGGCAGACGCAGAAGGACAATTGGTTCCTGGCGTCAAGAACATTGACCTAATCTCCGCAGATGAACACCTATTGGGTCTACTGCGAGACGGACTCAAGTACCGAGATAGACCAAAAGCTAAATCAGCTGGAGGTAGTATAGCGGCCTTAACCAATCGTAAAGGAAGTAGCAGTATTAACAGTCGTGGTGGGAATGATCTCACCGATCTTCAAGCCAAAGCCAGAGCAGGCGATAGAGCCGCTCAAGATAATCTCTTAGTAGCCAAAATGAATGCATTGCGGTCTCAGAGAGGTGGAAGATAAAAGACATTAACCAAAGGAGAATAAAATGTCAACAGGTTTCAATTCAACCACAGCTATCGGCAATGGTACAGGACTATACCAAACCGATATCGTTGTTAAAGATTTAGATTTAGATGTATCGAACCGTGTCAAGGACGATACCCCAGTATTAAACATGTGTATGGCCAAGAAACGCAAAGTTGTTTCTACATTGCCACTATGGACCAACGATGTGTATCGTTTGCCACAAACACAAGCACAGCAAGAAGGTGCCGCAGTAAGCTCAGGTCAAGTTGAACAACAGAGCCGTGCCAACTTGGGTAACTACACACAGATTTTCAGTACAGTTGTTGGTGCCACAGGTACTGCTCGTGCTGTTGAACAATCTGGTGGTGATCCACAAGCATACCAAGAAGTCAAGCAGTTGATCGAATTGATGTTCGATGTGGAAGCACAGATCGTTCGTGCAGATCAAATCGGTACAAAATATTCAGGTCAAAGCGGTTTGGCAGCTGGTGTAGGTATTCCTGCCACAGTGTTCACATATCCTACAGGCAATTCCAATCCTAACAACACCAACGCCAATGTCACAGTTGGTAATGCTTATGGTGTTGCAGGTTATGTAAGTGGTGTTACCACATACTCAAGCGCATTAGGCCGTCGTATGGGTTCTTTGAACAGTTTCGCCGGTACACACAGCTTTAACCCAGCTACAGGTAGCACATACTACACAGTGTTCAACAATGAATCCAGCGACACAACCACACAAGGTACAGCCAATGTGTGGACAGTGGGTGGTTCATTGAGCTCTGGTTCATTGACCAACACTGGTGAAGGCCTAGGTAGTTCATTCTACAGCTATACAGGTACATTGCAACAATTTGCACCTAGTTTGTACAAGCAGTTGGTAACAGTTGCAGAACAGCGTTTCAACGCCAAGATCCGCACTATTGTTTGCCCAACAAGCCTACGCACACACCTAAGTGATACAATGCCTACAAGCCGTAGTATCAACCGTGTAAACAGCGAGCGTGGTGACACAATTGCCACATACGAAGGCGACTTCAACTACACTTATGAAATTTTTGACAGCTGGATTTGCGACCAAGTGGGTTCAGGTAATCAAATTTATTTCTTGAATGAGGAAGTGCTCCAGTGGGGTTCATTGCGTGACCTAGGTCCTAACAATGAAGTGTTCTCAAATGCTGATGCCAGCTTGGATCAGTTCATCATGGAAGGTACACTAATTGTTCGTAACCCAGCAGGTGTTGCAGTTCTACACGATATCAGTGCAAGCGGTCAATCAGTATCGTTTGGTTCTGGTAACGGTGGTGCAAGCACTATTATCGGTGGTACTCGTGCCGCAGGTAATGTTGTACGCTTGAACGCATGGGACACATATTCATTCTGATCTAAACAATCAAATTGATGTAATAAGCAGAAGGGCTCTTAGGAGCCCTTTTGT